TATGCCCTGTACACAAGAACAACAGAATAAAATAACACCTCATCTCGTTAAAGCATTAGAAGAATATCAGATTAAATATTCCACACCTGGAGAAAAAACACAGAATTCTTTTTTAACAAAATTTTCACCTATACGTTTCAACAAGTATCCTATTGGGACTACGATGAGAGAACATTATGACCATATCCACAGCATTTTTGATGGAAAAATGAAAGGCGTACCCATCATATCCATTGTAGCCCAACTCAATGAGGACTACGAAGGTGCAGAATTCTATTGCAGAGGACGAAAGATTGAGTTAAAAACAGGAGATATACTTTTATTTCCTTCAAATTTTATGTATCCGCATGAGGTTAAGGAGACGAAGAAGGGCGTCAGATATTCATTTGTAAGCTGGGCCTTTTAATAATATAAAGGTCTTATGCTTCAAAAGATTAATATAGCACCAGGTTTTAATAAACAAGTCACGGCGACTGGCGGAGAAGGTCAGTGGGTCAGTGGTGACTATGTAAGGTTTCGTTATGGCTCTCCTGAGAAAATAGGAGGCTGGAACCAATTAGGGGATAAAACCATCACAGGGCGAAACACAGCACTTCACCATTTTGTTAATGCGAGCGGTATTAAATACGCTGCGTTAGGAACCAATCGAATTTTATACGTCTATTCTGGAGGAGCCTTTTATGATATACATCCTATTAAAAGTACAACAACATTAACCAGTGCATTTACAACTACCAATGGCGACGCCACAGTCACGATCACGTTTGCAAGCGCTCATAGCATCAACGAAGGGGATATTATTCTTTTGGATAATTTTACTGCTATTACCAATTCTAATTTTAGTTCTGGTGATTTTGATGATTACAACTTTCAAGTCGCTACCGTTCCAACTACCACAACGATTACAGTCGAGATGGGCTCAAACGAAAGTGGATCAGGAGCCACAACCTCCGGAGGCATAAGAGTTAGACACTATTATTCTGTCGGACCGGCAGTTGAAGCATCAGCCGCTGGTTTTGGTTTAGGACTTTGGGGTGGTATTAAATTAGGAGTTGGAGAATCCACATTAGATGGAGCTTTAACGTCTTCATCCACCAGCATTGTACTCGACGATTCAGCCTCGTTTCCTGCTTCAGGAACCGTGGTTATTGATGATGAGCGTATTGCTTATACAACCAATACTTCAGGTACAGAAACTTTATCAGGACTTACAAGAGGATCAGACAACACAACCGCAGCATCACACTCGGATGGAGCCACGATTAAAAACTCATCAGATTATACCAAATGGGGTGCATCACAAACGGGAGATATTATTACCGCTCCGGGTGTATGGTCTTTAGATAATTATGGAAATAAACTCATTGCAACCATTGTGGACGGGGCAACCTTTGAATGGGATTCAGATGCCACAAGCGCCACAGGGACAAGAGCAACGGTTATTTCTAACGCACCCACAGCAGCCATAGAAACTTTAGTATCCACACCCGACAGGCACTTAGTGTTCTTCGGAACGGAAACAACAATAGGAACAACATCCACACAAGATGATATGTATATCCGATGGTCTTCTCAGGAAGCCATTACCACGTATACCCCAACAGCAACCAATACGGCGGGTACACAAAGAATTGCCGATGGAACACGGATCGTGGCAGCGATTCGAGGTCGTGACGCTATTTATGTATGGACGGATACCGCTCTTTTTATTATGAGATTTGTAGGTCCTCCCTTTACTTTTTCTTTCCAACAAGTTGGAACAGGTTGTGGATTGATTGGTAAGAACGCAGCCGTCGAAGTGGATGGATCAGCTTACTGGATGTCTGAAAATGGTTTCTTTAGATACACGGGCCGATTAGAATCTCTAGCGTGTCTCGTTGAAGATTATGTTTACGATGATATTAACACCGTTCCTAAAAATCATATTTACGCAGGATTGAACAATCTCTTTGGAGAAGTCACATGGTTCTATCCTGGAAGTGGTGCTGCATCAAACAACCGATCCGTGACTTATAACTATATGGACTCCACAGCTGAAAGACCTGTTTGGACAACGAGTTCTTTATCAAGATCCACGTGGTCAGATTCTCATATCTTTGGCAAACCGCATGGAACCGAATATGATGCCGATGCAACGAGTGACGCAACCGTGGGTAACACGGATGGAGTAACCACATACTATGAACACGAAACAGGAACGAATCAAATTAAAGCAGGCGCAACCACAGCGATTGCCGCAAGTATTCAATCGGGTGATTTTGATATTTCTGTTGGACAGGGAGGCGGCGCAGACTTAAGAGGTGACGGAGATTTTATAATGAAAATTAGAAGAGTGATTCCTGATTTCCTACAGCAAACCGGATCTGCAAGAGTCACCTTAAACTTAAAAAATTATCCAACGGATTCACAAGCGAGTTCTTCGTTGGGACCTTTCACGGTAGACTCGGATACAACAAAAATAGATACTCGAGCTCGTGCACGTGCGATCGCTTTAAAAATAGATAACACGACGATTACACAACACTGGAAGTTAGGTACGTTTAGATTAGATATACAACCGGATGGGAGAAGATAATGCCTTACGGATATGGAGCATCACAAGGACCAGGACCAGGAGGACAGAGTTCTGATCGAGGAGGATCTTTAGAGGGTAGAGGCAGAGATACTTACTCTCCCGACACAGGCTCTGATTACGGACAATTTGCTAGAAGACAGAGTCAGGTACAAAGAGAAAAGGAGATGCAGCAGAGAGATGCTGGACAAGCAGAACTTGAGAAATTTCAAAGAAAAAAAAGAACTAATGTTCAAAATTTAATAGATCGAACTCGAGAAGGAATATTTGGCACAAGTAATATAAATAAAACACAATCCGGAATTGATCTTTGGACGTTATTTAAAGCAGCCCGAAGTGGCTATAAATATAATCCTGCAATGCATGGTCTTCAATCAATTCTAAGTAAATTAGGAAAACAAAAACAAAGAACTATAGATCAACTGTCTAGTATTGACTGGAGCAGGTTTAATCCAATCGGTTCTGCGTCTGCAGAAGAACTTACAAAAGAAGACATGGATAAATTAGGTTTTACATATAAGAATCCTGCTTGGGGGTCGCCTAAATTCACTGATCCTATTGGATCAGTTGCTCAAAACTATTATGATTTTGCAAAAGAACATTCAGGGAAATATTCAAATAAATCTCCAAGTCAAATAATGGCTGATGCAAACTTATTTGGAAAAAGTATTGGTGCCCCAACAAAAGAACAGATGGGTACCTTATCTGAACATTTACCAAAATTTATGACCACTGCAGAAGATTATAATATACAAAAATCACCCTTAGAATTATATACACCCAAGGCTCACGGTGGCAGAGTCGGATTTTCAGAAGGAGGTATCGTCAGTCTATGGCAAGAATTGTCCAATCTTTAACTCAACCCACAGAACAATATGACCCGTTGATTCAACAGGCCTTTGTTCGGGACGTTGATAGTATCGTACAAAAATTAAACTCAACATTTCAGCAAGATTTAAAAGATGAAGCTGAAGCAATAAGTGTATTTTTAGCATAATGGCAAACGCATACGTAAATAAAAAAGCAGATTTAACGAGCACAAGTGCTACAACTTTGTACACCGTGCCAACAGCAACAACCGCTGTGATTAAATCTATACTCGTATCGGAAGATTCAGGGAATGCGGATACCATTACGGTAACAATAACAGACACAGATGATGCTGTTTTTAGTTTATTTAAGACTAAAAGCATCTCGGCTAATGGAACTTCAGAACTGCTCTCTCAGCCTTTAGTGGTTAAGGAAAGTGAAGTTGTGAAGGTAACCGCAGCCACCGCTAACCGATTACATGTAGTATTATCTGCATTAGAGATTAAACCTAGAGAGGTTACGACTTGATTTATATGGACAAACAAAGTAGTAGTATACACTCAGGTGAAATCCCTGCCTTAATCAACAAACAGAGAAATTAAATTATGGGGATACGAAGCGCATTTAAAAAAGCGACAAAAAAAATAAAAAAACTGATACCTAAAGAAGCTGCAGGTATTATGCAGATGGCGGCACCATTTGTGGCACCGCATAGTATGTTAGGAGCAGCAGCTCTATCAGGACTTGGACAATTAAGAGGACGAGGAAAAATCAATCCTTTAATGTTAGCTTTATCCACGGCTCCCGGATGGACAGGTAGATTTAACGTTCGAAATCAGTTGCAACAAAGAGCACCTTGGTTAGATAAACGATTATTTGGTAGCCCTGAACTTTCTGCATTAGAAACTCAAACTCCATGGGGTGTAACATCGATGACGCCTCCAATAGATGCAACACAAGGTCTTCTAGGTTTTGGTGGAGAATACTTACCATTACAAAGTCAACTTGCTGAAACAGCAATAGGAGGAAAAAAATTTGAAGCAGCTGAAGGAATAACTGGTTTATCAGCTATTAGCCCACTCAAAGCTGTGTCTTGGGGTTCATCAATCATAGGCGGAATTCAAGCAGGAAAATTTAAAGAAGCACAAGAAGCAGCTGATGCAGCGGCGGCTGCAGCACAAGCCGATGGAATTACAGATTCTGAATGGATAGAAGCAGCAAGAGCTGAAGCAGCAGAGTACTGGGATAAATGGAGAGCTGAAACCACTTTCGCTCAAGGCGGAAGAGTTGGGTATAATATTGGTCAACTCGTAAGACCGGCTCCAGGAAGACCTGGTTACAAAGGAGAGGATGAAACAATGGAAGATCTTTACACAGAAATTTTTACAAAATTTATGCAAAAATTTCCTAACATAGACACCTCAGAAATGACACTAAAAGATATGATTGCTATGCTTCAAGCAGAAGGAATTATGGGAACTGAGGGCCTAGGAATTTTAGGACTCGATAAGTCAATGAGTATGATTACTCCTGAAAGTGTTGATAAAGACATACGGAGACTATCCAGAGATGATACTCAATACGGTAAGATACCTGAAGATATTATTACAGGACCACAACGAAAACAATCAAGGCAGATAATACCACATGTAAGAGATGATATACCAATGGCAGCTCAAGGCGGAAGAGTGGGATATCAATTAGGCGTTGGTCCTGTTGGAGGTATCGGAGCAATGCAGCCACAATTACCAATGCAGCCACCGATGCAGCCACAGATGCAAACACCAATGACTCCACAAGCAATGCAAACGCCTCCACAAAGAGAAAGTGGATTAGGAAGGCTTCCAATTGAAGCCGATATGAGATACACTGGTGGGTTCATGCCATATGGTAAAGAAGAAAAAGCCGATGACGTGCCTGCAAGATTAAGCAAAAATGAATTTGTATTCACAGCTGACGCAGTCAAAGCTGCTGGCGGAGGAAGTGTCAACCAAGGCGCCAAAAAATTATATGACACAATGAAACAATTGGAGGCAAAAGTATAATGGCTGAGACACAACAAACAACAATACAAAGACCTTCCCCATATATTGAGGAAGCCGGTAAATCGTATTTAGAAAAATTAGGGACACAGGCACAAACAGCCTTAACTCCCGCAGGTTACGCACCATCCGTTGCAGCACAAAGTGCTTTAACGCAAGCACAACAACAGCAAGCAGCAACGCAGGCCGGTTATACGTATGACCCTGCGACAGGTGGAGTAAGCGGCGCGGGTATTGCAAGTTATCAACCTTATATAGATCAAGCAGCAGCACAAGCAACCACTGCTGGAGGAATTTTAGCAGGAACTCCGTTAAGTGGAGCAATGACCGCGGCTCAACAAGCAGCGGCAGGGGCACAACCTTTATTAACTCAAGCAGCTGGAGATATTACTACAGCAGGAACAACATTAGGGGGAGTTTCTCCTTATATTTCTGCAGCAGGGACACAACTTGGAACGGCTGGAACCACAATGGGTGGAGCAGCAACTCAACAAGCTGCAGCAGCAGGATTAACAGGACCTTTAACGGGTCAACAATTAACCGATTACACAAGCCCGTATCAACAGTCCGTTATCGATGCCACATTGGCTTCTTACCAAACACAAAAAGGACAACAGGATATTGCACGAAGTGCAAGAGCCGTTCAATCGGGTGCCTTTGGTGGAGCAAGACAAGGCGTGGAACAATCGTTAGCCGATACAGAGTATGATAAACAAAGAGCTTTAATCGAAGCACAATTAAGACAACAAGGATTTCAACAAGCAACCGCATCAAGACAACAAGATTATTTAAATAGAATGGGATTAGGTCAAGCGGCCCAACAACTCGGAATGGGTCAAGCAGGATTAGCTCAACAACAATTAGGATTAGGACAAGCGCAAACGGGTTTAGCAGGAGCACAAGCTGGACTTGGAACACAACGATCAGCACTTGCCGCGGCACAACAAGGATTAACCGGAACTCAATTAGGCATTGGCGCTGCAGAACAGCAACGTGCACAACAACAATTAGGATTAGGCCAGTACTATACTGGAATGGCACAATTAGAACCTAGCCTGGCAGGCATGTCACAGCAATTGTTAGGTCAAGCAGGAATGGGCGATCTTGCTTATAGACAAGCAGTGACTGACGCATCGGCACAAGCTGAACAAATGAGACAATTCGAACCAATTGAAAGACTACAAAGATTGGGTCAAGGAATTACTGGAATGGCGGGAGGCATGGGAACTGTTCAAACACAGAGTGGTGTCCCAGCTGCTGCTCCCAGTCCATTAGGTCAAGCAATGACTGCAGGTATAGGAGCATTTGGTTTAGGTAAACTATTTGGATTAGGCGGATAATGAATTACAAAGTAATGAAAAGACCCATGTTTAGACTTGGGGGAGGTGTGGACGCTCAAGGAACCGGTATTACTTCTGGTATGGATATGCCGAGAAAAAATTTTGAACATGGTGGACCCCATGATTATGACTACTGGTCAGAAAAAGTTCCAGAAGCTTTTGAATCTATGCGAAGTGTATTAGGACCTGCAACAATTATAAAAGGTGCAGAAGCCTTAAGAAATGTTGAAAGCATATGGGATATCCCTGGCGCATTGGGAAGTCCTGAAATGTTAGGCGCAGTTGGATCTGGTTTGATGGCAGACAAAAAATTAGATTTAACAGAAGCTACTACAATGGCTAAAATGAAGAAACCAGGAGCTGGTATGTGGAGCACACGATTAAAATCTCAAGCTGCTGTGGCGAGTCTTCAAGAGAGAATAGATGCTTTAAGGGATAGTAAAACAGGTGACATGTCAGATGAAGAAAAAGCAATAATTGATCGTAAGATTGGAAATTTAACAACACAGATGAAAGTATTTATATCTGGAGGAACAATTAGAGAGAAAGCTATTGCTAATCTAATAGATTTATATGGAGAGGATTTTGATCCTACTGATGAAGAGGCAATCCAAGAAATGATAAAATCTATTCAAGGATATGGTAATGCTGCAGGTGGAATGCCTAATAGAGTTAATAGAGTTGGTCTTCAAGATTCTTTTGCAGGCACGGTTGGTGAAGGA